CTCAGTTACGAATACAACGTTGAACGCTATAATCGTAGCCGAAGTAGTCGTGTCCTCTTCACAAGCACTTAGTGAAGATCCAAGTCGCGCTTCGAGTTTACTCGAACAGCCAACGACAAGGATGAAAGGACACCCCATGGTAGCGGGAGCTCCACCTGGCATACACCAGGTTGCTGATTGTCTTGATGTACTACGTACGTTATGTGTCATATATGGATTCAAAGGAACCTGGGACGAGAGCAAGACGAGGGAGCATTGGGAAGCGTGTTCCAAAGAGTGTGGCTGGGTGAACTTTGCTAAATATAAACTAGCAGCGTTCTTCGCAGCAAACACCGGATCACCACTTCCACAAGCACCCAAAGGCGTCGGCTCAGATCGTCCCGGGAATCTGGTCGGTGGTCGATTAGGAAGGTTCATCGACAACTACCTGAACGCTCATAAGGGTTCCAAACTCGAATTCCTGGGATTCCTCGCCTCGATTAAACAGTCGAAGAAAGGAATGCCAAGAATGGGGAAGGAAACCCTCAAGGAGGCGGAACGGGCTTTCATCTTAGAGATGACAGCCGAGCAGATCTTGAAACCAAAAGACAGATATAAACCATTGATGCCGTGGAGTGACGTTGATTCCGTCCGTGGAGATGTTGAAATAACTCTCACACAGGGGTCCACAAGGGACCAACTCAGAAGAACCGTAAAGGAACTTCTGGCCGGTAAAGCCTACACTTTCGAGCATCGCATCAGGAGGCTCTTTCCAAGCACCTCAGCCAATTACATCCGTTCCCGAAAAGGGGGCGGGGCAGTTGGTGAGATACTGGAAGATCCTGAACTACTGGTGGGTCTGAGAAGACCAAATGGTTACGTACGACAAGACAAAATCGAGAAGCGTGGGGGGAGAGATGAGGAGATAGAAGATGAGGGATGGATAGAAAAGCCTTTGGTCAAAAATGAACAAGACCAGTTAGATTTAGCCTACGGAACGTTCTGGGTGAGACTGATGGATAAAGCGGTCCATGAAAGACCGTTAGTCGAACCAGTAGCACTAGCAGAACCGCTCAAAAAGCGAATCATAACAAAAGGCCCACCATTCACTCAAACTGTACTTAAAAGTCTCTGGAAGTTCCTACACGATATACTCCGAAAACACCCAGCACTCAAACTCATCGGTCAACCAACGTCCGCAGCATACATGCTCGAACGATTAGGACGACACAGAGGAAAAGAGCAAGGATACTTGTCAGGAGACTTCAAGGCCGCGACCGACAACCTATTGAGTTGGGTATCAGAAGAAATCTGCGAGGCAATTGCAGATGAACTGAAACTCTTCCCAATAGAGCGGGCGAAGCTAATCGAGTCCCTGACGAGACATATATTCGTGGACTCACAAGGAGTCGAACACTTTCAGACTAAAGGACAGCTCATGGGCAGCATAACTTCATTCGTAGTACTTTGTATTGCAAACGTCACCTGCTTAAGATGGAGCTGCGAGATTGATCAGAGGAGACAACTGTCCCTTGAATCCGCACCCATCATGGTAAACGGCGACGACGGCGCGGCAAAGTGCCGGGAAGAGGGGTACCACGCCTGGCAACGCATCACGTCCTTCATGGGGTTCGAGGAATCGGTCGGCAAGACGTACTTCTCAAAGGAGTTTGTTGAAATAAATTCAACACTCTTCTACTTTGACGAGCACAACGAGTCGGCCTACTACCATCAGGAACCAGATCGTATAGAATCGATCAAGCTCCAAGAGGGACTGATCTTCAAAAAGAAGGTCAAGGGACGCGAGGTCATACGTTATACACCATTCTACCAGGCATCGTATGTCAACATGGGTCTACTGACAGGACAGAAAAGGTCAGGTCCTGTAGGTCTCAACGACGCAGCAGATCCACGAAGTAACATTGGCACACGATACCGCGAGCTCATGACTCTATCACCACATCAATTGAAGAGTCAAGTACATAAGGTGTTTGTTGAGAATCACCAAAAGGAACTGGTGATGTTCGGTAATGTTCCATGGGCCTTGCCAGAATGGATAGGTGGTGCAGGGCTGCTAGGTTATCTCGAACCAACCGAGAAAGATCTCCGTATTGCACAGAGAATCCTAATTGAGTGGAAAAGAGACAGACCAGTAGTCCTAACAGACACATCCATGACAAGTCCATGGCACATCTGGCAACTCGCCAGTAAGAAAGTACCGAATACTCACTTCTCAGAAGAGAAGGATGTGGGAACCGAGGCCTATACTGCATTAGTCGGACGTGAATGCGTGAACCTTTTATTTGACTCGAATGTCAGGTTAGCGGACCTTTACCAGGCACCGCGAGACCAGACCGAACGAATAAAAAAGGCACTCAGGCACAACGCAAAACTCTGGAGACCGGATCGGCGTATGCCACCGGCGATCTCCAACGCAGAATTAACCTTTCGACCAAAGTATCCCACACTCAAACTTAACACCAAGACTCAACAACCCCTCCACGACTTACAACTCGACTAATCAGCACAGCCAAGGGGCAGATCCGTTCATCCGATTCAATCAACAGAGACAAATGTCATATTAAGAGAATCGACG